CAACAGGTCAAGGCAGTTATATAATTGATAATTTTAGAGCTACATTTCAAGCTAATGGAGCATGTGATTGTAGAATAGATATTAGAGAACAAAGTTCTCCTATGACTGATAGTTGGAATTATGTTAACCTAGATTATTCTAACGGACAAGTTTTAAGTTCAGATGATTTACCTCAAGCAAATACGTATGGAGGTTTATTTAAATGGCAAGAGCCTGTCCCGGATATTATAGAAGAAACTTTCACTTTTACAGTTTATGGGTCATTGACAGTTATTACCACGGGCCCGGGATTATACTCTTTTTCACAAACTTGGGATGTTGATATGAATGTATATTTTGATTATGCACCAGTAATTTCAATTTTACCGACTGTCGTTTCACAGGGGAGATTTTAAATGCCATCAGTATCAAGATCATTAAATGTAGATAGAATTTTAACAGGACATACATGTTCTGCGACAGCACCGATTTTAGGTTCCTTACAAAGTTTTGCAACAATAGGAATACAAAACGTACCAATAGCAGTAGTAGGTGATCCAATTGGTCCTCATCTTATTAGAGCTGGAAAGTTTTGTATTCCTCATCCAGCAATTATTAACACTTTTCCAGGGAAAGGTTCACAATTTGTATCTGTAGGCATTACACCGGTAGCTAGAATAGGAGACTCTGCTGACGCTGGTTCAGTTATTTCTGGGTCGAGATTTGTATGGGCAAATTAATGATAGATGTACAAAAATTAAAAGAGGCCTATATCAAGGTGTATGGCGAAAAGTGGAAAGAATATTGGATTAAGTATCATTGGTGTGTTTATGATGCTATGGGTCGTCCAAATGAATGGTTGACAAAACCAAAAAAGTATGATACAATACAAAAATAATGAAAAGTGAAAATATTATGAAGTTTAATCATGTTCAAATGGAGCACAAGCTTCCAGAACTAAAAGCTGTAACGACAAAAAACGGGAGGGTTTATGTCACACCAGAGGGCAGGAAGTATCCGTCTATTACAACAATCCTTGGCGAGCTCTCGAAGGAGAGCATCAACGCTTGGAGGCGTAAAGTCGGTGCCGAAGAGGCAAACAGAATATCAACCCAATCCTCAATCAGAGGAACAGCAGTACACCAACTCGCAGAGGATTACCTCAACAACAAACCAGATTGGGACAAAGGAGCAATGCCTGTTAACCTCATGTCCTTCCGGGATATTAAACAAATACTCGATGAGAGAGTAAATAATATTTGGCAACAAGAAGTGCCGCTATATAGTGATAAGTTAGAGATTGCAGGTCGAGTTGATTGTATTGCAGAATTTGATGGAGTCTTAACTATCATAGATTTCAAGACGGCACGTAAACCTAAAAAGAAAGAGTGGATTCAAAATTACTTTATGCAAGGTTCATTTTATGGAGCTGCTTTCTTTGAACAAACTGGAGTGCCTATCAAACAAACTGCTATCATTATAGCCGTTGATGGGAATGAACCTCAAGTATTTGTAGAACCAACTTTCGATTATTTGAAACCACTTTTAGAATGTAGAAATGCCTACAGACAGCGTTATAATTTCTAAACAAGAAATACACGAAATATTGCCTCATGGTCCTGGATTTGTATTTGTTGATGAAGTAAAAATTATCGATGAAAATAATGCTATAGGATACAAGAAAGTTAGACAGGATGAACCTTGGATTAAAGATCATTTTCCAGGCAGGCCTATGTTTCCAGGATTTTACTGTTTAGAGGCTATTTCTCAAACAGCAGGTATCTTTTTAGGATACAGAGAAAATGAACTAGATAAGCAAACAAATATAAACTCATTTCAAGGAATAGTAGGAGTAGAAAATTTTAGTTGGAGAAATCCAATAGTACCTGGTGACGATTTAATAATGAAAGTCAAGTTGATGGTCGGATCACATAGACATCCACTTTGGATTATTAATGGATCAATATTTGTAGGACAAACTGCTTGTTGTTATGGTACTATAAAAGCTGCCTACAAAAAAAATTAAAAAAAAATTAAAATAATGGTTGACATCTGGTTTAAGATGTATTATATTATATAAGCATCGTAACGATTAGGAGTAAATTATGACAGCAGTTTGGATTGCAAAACCTAATTTGAACAACCTCACAGGTTCTAAAGAATTTGCGGATGCTAAAGCAGCCGTCAAATATCTCGAGGAATACACCGGCTTCGAGATGGGTAAAGAAAAAGACCCGAAAACAGGTGTAATTACTTACGACTGGGAACTTATTGGTAAGTTGTACCAGAAGTAAATCATGTTAAACAATGTAAAGGAGAAGACATATATGTCTAATTTGAACGTGTCCCCTGAATCTAAACAGGGTAAAGTATTGTCAGGTCTACAGGCTTCAACAGCAAAAGGCTTGACAGGAAAGCAAATTGAAGCAAGGTTCAGCGTAGGTAACGCTAGAGCTATGGTAAGTTCACTTCGAATGAAGGGCTTCCCAATCTATGCTAATGAGCATACAGATACAAAAGGTCGTACAAAGACATTCTATCGTCTAGGTACACCGAGCCGTAAGGTTATTGCTGCAGGTTACAGAGCACTCGCTACTGCGTAAAGCAAACCTTCATTTCTCTTTGTTCTTTAGGGGGTAGCGCAATGCTACCCCTTTTTTTATATTAGCTCTAACTAATATAAATACGATTGTTAGAGTTATTATGTTCTCGTGCAACCCCGGGTGAAGCATTTTAGTTAAAGAACACCCTCTTAAAGAAAGGAAAAATAATGAAACTATTAAAGATTTTATCTGTAGCATTTACGATGCTACTGACAGTACCCTTTTCATTAGCAAATGCTGATGAAAAACTTAAAGTTGGATTCATATATATTGGCCCAGTCAGCGACCATGGATGGACTTATATGCATGACCAAGGCAGACAATTGATTGATGCCAAATTAGGTGATAAAGTTTCTACGATATATGTAGAAAATGTTAAATATGGACCTGATGCCGAAAGAGTAATGAGGCAGATGGCTCAAACAGGCGTAGATATGATTTTTGCAACATCTTTTGGTTACATGGAATCCATGTTAAAAGTTGCAAAAGAATTTCCAGATGTAAAATTCGAACATGCTACTGGATATAAAACTGCTCCTAATATGTCAGTATACTCATCAAAATTTTATCAAGGTAGATATATTCAAGGTGTTATTGCTGGGCATATGAGTAAAACAGGAAAAGCAGGATACATTGCTTCATTTCCAATTCCAGAGGTCATTCGTGGTATTAATGCATTCTATCTAGGTGCTACAAGTGTAAATCCAGATTTTGATATCGATGTAGTGTGGGTTAATTCCTGGTATGATCCAGCTAAAGAAGCAGATGCAGCTAAAGTTCTCATTTCTCAAGATGCTGATATTATCACTCAGCATACAGATTCTCCTGCTGCATTACAAATTGCTGCCATGCATGAAGGTGTGATGGCATTTGGTCAAGCTTCTGATATGATTAAATTTGCACCTGAAACTCAACTAACTGCAATTATTGATGATTGGGGTCCGTACTATGTAAAAAGAGTACAGGAACTAATTGATGGCACTTGGAAAAGTTCAGACACATGGGGAGGTATGGATACTGGTATGGTGAAAATGGCATCATATTCAAACATGCCTGCTGCTTTAGCAAATATTGCTGAAGAACTAGAAGCTAAAATTACTAGCGGTGAATTAGATCCATTTGGTGGCAAATTTACAGACATTGAGTTATTAGGCATGAGTGAATACTTGCCTGGTATCGATGCAATCAAACCTTAACTATTATATAAAATAACTCTAATGCAATAAAAGAGGGGCTAATAACCCCTCTTTTTTATTTGGCTCTAGGGGAAGGAGTCGAACCTCCACGATAAATACTTTTTTGCCAAGAATTTATCACATGATTAACAGTCATGCGTGTCTACCAGTTTCACCACCCTAGATTAATTATTATTTGTAGTTACCATCTCTATCGTAATGCTTACAATTATGATATGCATAACCAATACAAAGAATATATCCATAACCTTTTGAGGTGAGATGTTTATACCACCAGAAGAAATCTTTAATCATCTTCTTGTTCCTTCATTCTAAACTTTATATCGCAATAACCACAAACAACTTCTCCTCCATCTGGTATTGTATAATATACCTTAGGATGATCCATATGTTCACCCATACACCAAACTCGGTTAGTATCAGAATATATTATTGTTTCTGGATATTCCATATTCTTCTCAATAAATCTACGTATTTTTTTAGTTCTTCTTTACTCATAATGTCTCCATTGCATTTATCATTCTAGTCATACCAATACCGCCACCGACTCTTGGGAAGAAATCAAACTTGAGAAATGTTTCTAGTTCTGCTTCTACTCTTTCCTTACCAAACAGTTTAAATAGTAGTGCTGAATATTCTCCATCAGTAATTGTGTGAAAGGTATCTCGCATTTGTTCTACATCAGTTGATCTTTCAGCAGAGCCTATTGTTTCCATTCCACCTAAGATGACATCTATCTTTTTACTTGTAACACCATCATCATTTCTAGACATATTCCAAAAAGGTGAAGTAAATTCTGGAAAGTGTGTTATCATTCCATTCCATATTTTTTCCTCATGCTCATGCTCAAGCTCTTCTGTTTCAAACTCACTAGCCCAATTGTAATAAGTTTTATCTTGTAATTTTGGAAATCCTAAATGCTCGCAAAGTTCAATTTCCATTGCTTTTAAGTCATCTACATTGCCAGGCATTTCAAATTCAAACATTGGAAAGATAATATCATGTCTACCTGGGACTGCGTTTGGTTCTTGTCGATACGAAGTGGAGACACAAAAAAAGCCCTTTGCATCGGGCTTGGATAATAATTCGTGTTCTAACCACATTTGACCTGTTTGAGGTAAAGGCCAAACTTGTCCTGCATAATTATATGTTGCTACATTGAATGGATCTTCACAAGCAGCCAGAATACTTAATCTGTTTTGTGTGTGTACTTCTTCAAACCCTTTATCTAAAAAAAAGGACCTCAATAGGCCCACTGTGTTTGTAAATTTTGTTGGATTTATTAATTGCGTCATTTTCTTTTCTCCTTTCAGCTGCCCAAAAAAAATTTGGTATCATTTTGACGTTGTGTTTATTTATCATAAAAATAATGGTTGACATCTGGTTTACAATGTATTATTATACATATTCTGATAAAGGTAAAGAACAATGGCTAGAAATAATGTGTGGGTTATCAGCGATACTCACTTCGGACACAAAAACATTTTATCCTTTAAGGATAAAGATACCGGTGATGTAATTAGGGGTAAAACATTTTCATCTATAGATGAGATGGACGAAACCTTAATTGATAACTGGAATAGAGTAGTTAAACCAGGTGATAAAATTTATCACTTGGGTGATGTATTTTTTGGTAACAAACAAGATTTCATCCAGAAGTGGAATAGATTAAATGGTAAAAAGAGATTGATTCTTGGCAACCATGACGATGCTACTTTCTTTATGAAAAACAATTTGGTATCCAGGATTGGAGTATGGAGACTATTTCCAGAATACAATCTTGTCTTGACACACGTTCCATTACATGATACTGTGTTGAGAGAAAATAGGTTCAAAGGTAAGATAGGGATAAATATCCATGGTCATATTCACCATAATCCATCTCCTACTGAGAACCATAGAAATGTCTCAGTTGAGAACATTAATTACACCCCAATAAACATTGAGGAATTTATATTATGAAATATTTGATTGGCTTTATTATAGGATTTCTTGTTGTAACCTATAATCCACATTTGGGCGAGAAGTTTCTTGCTACAGAAATTGATAAGTGGTTAAAAGATACAGCAGTAGGAGCTTATAATGAGTATAAATGAAATGTTTGAAATGATTGAGGAGTTGAAAAATATTGCTCCTTATCTTTCTGGTGATAATAAATCTATTGTAGAAATGCGAATTGCCTCTCTACAAAAACAAACCGATGAATACGATTCTTGGGTTGACCAAGAAGCACAAAAACAAGGAGATACACATGTCTATTGACTCGATAGGAATGGCACACGCTTATTTAACTTTAAGTTCATTTAGTAGAGTTAATCCCGTTAGGGGCGAAATAGAACAACACAAGTATGTCTCAGTAAACGGCGGTATACCCCAACATACCGTCACCTATAAGACGTATAATCGGTTAGGTCAGATTGAAGAGCCTCAACCAGTTGGGGAGAAAGTAAATATTAATGTCAAGTAATTGGATAAAATGTGAAGATAAAATGCCTGATGTGGGGCAAAAAGTATGGTATTATTTTGAGCCTGTTGGAAGGCATCGTGGTACCTTCGATGGTTGGTATGTCGATGAGGAAGGCAAGCAATGGAGTGGTATGCATATGTTTAGTTGTAGTTATGGTTGGTTGACTGGTGATGTTACTCACTGGCATGAAGACCAGGAAGAAGTACCTGATGAACCTATTACTGAGTTCCATTAATGAACCTATTCATTCTTAATAAAGATCCTATCATCGCTGCTCAGCAGCAGTGTGATAAGCATGTAGTTAAGATGCCTTTAGAGAGCGGTCAAATGTTATCGACCGCTCATCGTCTTTTAGATGGCGATGAATATTTTGAAATTAACGAAAAAGGTAGAAAACTAAAACGTTGGAAGCTAGATGACTATAGAGAAGATATTCTTTACAAAGCAGTTCATCCTAAGCATCCTTGCACACTATGGACAATGGAATCTTCTGCAAATTATAGATGGCATTACGAGCATTTTAGAGCATTAGCAAAAGAGTTCGAATATAGGTATGGCAAGCAACATTCTACTTGGGTTGATTTACATGAGACATTAGCCATGTTACCCAAGAATATACCATTGAAAAATAGCATGACTCCTTTTAAACTTGCTATGGGAGTTGCCCCTGACTGCATAAATATTGCTGACCCGGTAGGTTCATATCGAAAGTTTTACATGACTAAACAATATAGATTTAGCATGGAGTGGACAAAAAGACCTATACCAGAATGGTTCGAAAAAGCAGTTGCTTAAAATTATTTTTCAAAAAAATCATAACCCATTGATTTTTAAGCAAATAAAAATGCAATTATTTTTGCTAGACCGGTTGACATTTCCGGTTGGAGCCATTATATTAATAGTATGATGATTAATAAAGAGGTAGTTATGTCACAGACACTTACACAGAAGTCAATCCTCGCTCGACTCCTAGCAAAGGAGAATATCGAGGTTGTCCAAGGTAACTATCAAACTGCTTTCTTTGATGTTGAGAATCGTGTTTTGGGCTTGCCCCACTTCAAAGATGTTTCCAAAGATTTATATGACCTTCTCGTAGGACACGAGGTTGGTCATGCTTTGTATACACCTGCTGATGGTTGGCATGATTCTGATAAAGAAATCCCAGGTGTTCCTCGAGCATTCGTTAATATTGTAGAGGACATTCGTATTGAGAAGAAAATCTTACGTGAGTATCCAGGTCTTATTGGTGGATTCAAGCGTGGTTATAATGATCTTCTTGAAAAGAATTTCTTTGGTATCAAAGATAAAAATGTGAATGAGATGTCTTTTATGGACCGTCTCAATATTTTCGCAAAATCTCGTGGTTTGGTTGATGTTGAATTTTCAGAAGAAGAAAAGCCTTACTTAGACATGGCAATGAAAGTTGAGAAGTGGGAAGATGTTCTTTCAACTTGTAAAACAATTGCTGAGTGGTTAGGTTCAAAATCTGATGAAGATAAAAAAGAAGAACAAGAAGTCGAGATTGAGATTCCTGTCATGGCAATGCCTGATGAAAACTCAGATGATGATGTAGAGCAAGAAGAACAAACTTCTGGTAACGATGGTGAAGATGACCAACCAGAAGAACAAGAAGAAGATTCTGATGGTTCAAGCTCAGACGAAAATGATGAGCAAGAAGAAGAACAAGATTCTGACTCATCTGATGGCGCTTCAGACGATGTTGAAGAGGAAAAAGAAGAAGAAGCAAAACTAGAGCCTGCTCAAACAGGTGGTAGTGATGCTGGTAACACTCATCAAGATCCTCTTGCGACTAATACAGATGAGACATTCCGTGAAAATGAAAAATCTCTTGTCAATGATGTAACAGAAAAAGATGGTGTTCTTCATATCAAAGGTATTGCTAGAGAGCAATTTGAAATTTCAAAAGTTTCTTTCAAAGAGCAAGAACAAAAAAGAAATGAGTTCTTATCAAAAGGATTGACAGGAGCTATTTTTCCTCAAGACAAATATGATGCTTGGTTGAAAGATGCGAAAGTATCAGTCAACGTTTTGGTCAAAGAATTTGAGATGAGGAAAGCAGCATATCGTACCTTGCGTGCTCGTACTTCGACAAAAGGTTCACTTGATGTAACCAAACTTCACAAGTACAAGTATGATGATAACTTGTTTAAGCAGGTTACTCATCTTGCAGATTCAAAATCTCATGGTATGTTGATGTTCATTGACTTTTCTGGTTCAATGAGTCGAGTGATTGAATCTGTTCTTAGGCAGACACTTATCTTATCAATGTTCTGTGATAGAGTTGGTATTCCTTATGAAGTATATGGATTTACTGATGCAGGTGGTAAGCTAGACCAAGAGCAAAAGTTGTGGTTAGCTAATAATACAATGCATACTAGAATTACTGCCGAGTCTCAAGTTACAGAGATGCTTACTTCTTCGATGAGTAAAGCTGATAAGCAACAAGCAGTAAAATACATGTTCAACATCTGGAGGCATTTGTACTACCAGTCAACAATTTATGACACAATGCGAGGCACACCTCTTAACGAGGTTTACATGGCTGCCCATTATATCTGTGATGACTTTCAAAAGAAGTACAATGTTCAAAAGATGAATGTTACTTTCTTGACTGATGGATATTCAGATCGTCTTTACTTTACTGAAGGTGATGATATCAAAAGAACTAGAATGCTCGAAAAAGACGGAAAGCCTTCTTGGTTCTCAATTGGTGAAGATAAAAGGCGTTTAGGAATGACTGAGCTTGACTTCCGTGGTAACACATTCAAGATCGACATGGCTAGTTATGATAGTGGTTCAAATGAGATAGGTCCACAGCAGGTCCTACTAAACAACCTTAAGAAAGAATTTGGTTGCTCTCTTGTTCACTACTTCATTGCTGACTCAGCCCGTGAGTTTCGTTCTCAGATAGGAAGAGTAACTGACTACTCTAAGTTCGAGAAAGAAGTTCAAAACGCTCGTAAGTCAGGTGCCTTTGTGATTGATAACAATTATGGTTTCGACCGTAGGTTGATTCTCGAGGCCCGTGGAGATATCCTAAGGTATCGTGCCGAAGAAGGTGAACTAGAAGTAAACGAGACAATGACTGCTTCTCAGATTGCCACCGCTTTCAAAAAGCAAGCAGGTAGCAAGCATAAGAAGAGTTATATATCTCGAAAGTTTGCCGAGATGGTAGCCTAAATAGCAAATACCAATGGGTCTTTCGAGGCCCATTGATAAAAAAAAAATGAAAAAAAATGAAAAAATATTTGCTAGACCGGTTGACATTTGGACCAAAAATGATTATATTAATAGTATGATGATGAAAAAAGGTGAGTATATTATGAAACTAAACAGTGAACAAACTAGCATCCTTGATGCGCTTATGTCTAAGAAGAACAATGAAACCGTCTTTACATGGCGGGAGATCTTCGATACTGCAGTTGAAGTTGGTCTTACAGAAGGTAAGGCATTTACTTTTGCTAACAAATTTCCAAAAGTAAAGCGAGGTGTCTATAACCTCACCGCTGCAGTAGCCCCACTTAATCCTAACGCTAACGTGGTAGAGTTGCCTAAGCCGGCGTCTTCTCCTGTAGCGCAACCTAGTGTGGGTAAAATCCAAAGCACCTCATCTGACGAGGTTTATATACCTGCTAAGGTATCAACGTTTGTGCAGTGGGGACACTTCGCAGACCTGAAGAAAATCATTTCTTCAAAAATGTTTTATCCTACTTACATTGCTGGGTTGTCCGGTAATGGTAAGACGTTCATGGTTGAGCAAACTTGTGCTCAGTTAAACCGTGAATATGTCCGTGTCCAGATTACTCCGGAGACTGATGAAGATGACCTTATCGGTGGATTCCGACTCATCAATGGTGAGACAGTTTTCAGCAAAGGTCCAGTAATCAAAGCTATGGAAGCTGGTGCGGTTCTTCTGATTGATGAGATTGACCGAGGTTCAAACAAACTCATGGCACTACAAGGTGTCCTAGAGGGTAAGCCCGTTCTCATCAAGAAGACTGGAGAGGTTGTTATTCCTCAACCTGGATTCAATGTGATTGCTACTGCTAACACAAAAGGTAAAGGTGATGAGGCAGGACGTTTTATTTCTGCTACCATCATCGATGAGGCGTTCCTCGAGCGTTTCACAATCACACTTGAGCAACCTTATCCAACTGCTACGACTGAGAAGAAAATTATTCTCAACCACATGGAAGAATTTGGTGCCACAGACTCTGAGTTTGCTGATGTTCTTATCAAGTGGTCAGTAGCGATCCGAAAGACATTTGAGGATGGAGGTGTTGATGAGATTGTCTCAACAAGACGTCTATGCCACATTGTCCAAACATTCTCAATCTTCAATAACCAAAAGAAGGCAGTTGAGATGTGTGTGAACCGCTTTGATACAGATACCAAAGCAGCGTTCATTGATCTTTACGAAAAGATCGCAGGAGGTGAGGACCTTGGCTTGATTGACTCAGCTAATGCATCAGTAGAGAGTACTGAAGACAAGGCTCCCTTCTAATACTCATAAATATCATCACTAGGGGGCCTTAGTGCCCCCGCTTTTATATGAGGAGAAAAAATGGGTATGTATTATACTTTTGGATTACTTTTCGCAATACTAAACATTCAATATGGCGGAGGGTTTGGAGCAGAAATGATAGCACTCATGCTTGGATTTTCTGCTACGTTTATTTACTTTTTAGTATGCAGAAGTTTAGTAGGTATTACAGATTTAAAATTTAACATAGACGATGATTTTGATCCTTGGTTTTCATTGGCAAGAAAAGCTACAGAATGCTTAGGTGCCACAATGTTAATTATGTTAGGCGATTGGTACGCACTAACAGCTCTTTTTTCTATGCCCTATATCATTATGACTGCTTATGCAGAAATCTTTGGAACTCTTTTATACTATGGGATTATCGTTATAGATAAAAAAGATTAACTACCGTGGTTCATAAGTAACCATATAAAACCAATTAAAGCAGAAAGACCGATACAAACAGATACTATGACTAGGAAGACATCAATCCAAAACTGTTGTCTTTCTTTTTGTTTATATATCATCTCCTGTCGATCTTTTCTAATCTTTACTTCCATCTGAACTAACTCGTTCCACTTAGATGGTCCATGTAGCAAAGAAATCATATTCCTTAAATCATCTCGCATTTGATCTGCTTTCAACTTAGCAGCAAATGCATCCATAGCTTCTTGCTCGACTGATTTACTAGCTACCAATTTTTTAAATAGGGGTGGCTTTTTAGCGGCATCTGATGCTTTATTCAGATCGGACATGGCACCCATCCAGCGACTTAAGTCGCCTGCCATATCTTCTACCTCTCTACCAATTTCAAAACCTTTCTTTATAACATTATAAGCGGCAGATGCAGTAGCTAAAGCACTAACTGGATCTATCAATTTTATTTCTCCTTTTAATTAGCAAGTGGATTATCCAATGCTCTCTGTAGTCGCTTATTAAGTCTGTCTTCTAAGTCCTTTAAGTCACGCTCAACTTTTGTTTCCATCTGTGAGATATTTCTATCTACTTTATTATTCAATTCATCCATTCTACTATTGTTAGACTCTGATAAGCGATTTGCTTTTTCATCATAGTCATTCTGAAGTGCATCACGTTTATTCTCAAAACGAGTTTCGGCATCATCAATTATCTGCCTTGTTTCATTTTCAGAATCACGTAACTTATCTTCCATGCGGTCAACATTTTTTTCAATACCTAAAATATCATCTCGTAATCCAGATTTAATATCTCTAGTATAGTCGACTGCTTCATTTAATTTTGTTTCAATAATTTCCATACGCTGGTCATAGGCAGCAATCTTATCTTCATATTCTTGCTGTTGCTCAACAAAAGCGATTGCATCTTCTATCTTCTGATACATTAGGAACCCACCATAGAGTCCACCAACTATCGTACCTAATATAGTTACAAGTGCTGTAACACTAACGAATGAAACTTTAATTCCTAAAATTTTAAATTCTTTGCTTTTTAGATTCTCGATATCAGTTTCTATATTTTCGAGACCTTCGCCAAGATCTTTATTTGCCATTTTTCTTCTCCAGTTTTTTAATTCGTTCATTTAACTCAGGCCATACTTCGAACTCGTGTAATTCTTTAGATGGGTGAGAGTCTTTTTCTAATAATTTTATTTTTTCTTCTAATTCATCTATCTTTTTTGTAACATATGGATACTTTTTACGCCATGCATCTGTTGGTTGTTCGAACCATGTCCAACCCCATCTTTCGACAAGGTAATCTAGAAACATATCAAACTTAGCGTAACACCAAAGGCCTGCTCTTGTGTCCTTAAAGTAAGCAAGGAAAGCAGCGCCTAAGAGAGAACCTGCTATTGCGGTATAAATCCATAATGTATCGCTTAACATTCTGTCTATTAATTCCATCATTTGTCGCTAGTCCTTAATGCCTCGTAGTAATTTCCTATCCCATGGTCAAGCATTCCATCGAGAATACCAGAACGCCAACCTCTCCACTTATCTTTAATAGCTTGCCATAAAGTTAATTTTCTGACATTACCATAAAAGTTAATATATCTCAATAACCCATGATGCTTATATCCCATTAACCATAAAGGAACAGTCGTAACCAAGTCATTATTATTTTTGTGTCTATAATGTAAAACATTACAGGACTTGATAAATGATCTTGTTCCTACTCTAGGACTGCCATATGTATATAAACAGTCAACTGTATCAATTAAATTGAATCTTGAAGCAGCTATTGTAGCCATTGCACCTCCTAAAGAATGTCCAGTGATATAAAATGTACATTCCTCATGGGATTTCTTATGTGCTTTAATTTGGGACCAAACTTTTTCAACCTCGTTTTGAAATCCATTATGAACCCATCCACCTGATACTCCTTTATCTGGAAAAGCATTTAAATCTGCTAATATGTCAGAAAGTTCATCAGGTTCAGTTCCCCTAAATGCAAGCACATAAACACCTGCTGTCTTTTTGGTTGACTTTACCCAAATAGCATGAACCTGGGCACCATCAACGTCCCAAAATTTATGATTAGGATATCCCGCTTCTTTAAATTCTTTTTTAGCCTCTTTTCCATCTAGATAAGCTATCTGAGCTAGTTTTGCCATCTCAGCACAGCGTTTAATATGTAACATAAAAACTCCTTAAATTGTTATTGTGTCCCAAGATTAATCATATTGCATATCGACCATTTTTTCATGTAAAATTTGTTGTGCTAAACCGTTTCTTAATCCTCTTTTTGATTCTGGTATTACTCTTTCATCGTACATTTGACCATCTGGATAAAATCCACTAATGTATTCTTTCCTATAAACATTGAACCCTGCTTTAAAATTTAACAAAGCTAAAATTTGACTTTGAACTAATTTTTGAGATTCAAAAGAAGCAGCATCAGACATTTTTTCTGCTAATGTCGCTACTCTTTCATCTACTATTTTTTCAAGTACTTTTTCTTGAAGTTCTTTTCCGCCTTCATCTGCCTTCCTAGCCGACTGCTCGGGTTCACTTCCCCCTGTAGTACCTTCTTCGGTTCTGACAATCTCTTCTTCGTAATCGGATCCGTCTTGTCCACTGTCCCCCTCACTATCCACTCGCTTTTTATCATTACTATCGGACTGAACTTCTCTGTTTGTCTGGTCATTTTGTATTGCTTCTTTCTGCACTATCTCCTCTATAGGTGCGTTATTGTTTTCTACTATTACTTGGTTAACTATCGGATCCTCAATAAGAGGAACCTCAGTAATTTGTGATACTGGATCACTCGTTAATAAATTTTCTACACTAGCTGTTTCATCTCCTGGATGGTGATGGTCCTCATCTTCGACTAAACTCAAAACATAATCATCATAACCCGGACAATCTTCGCTATACATTATATCCAAAGTACACTGCTGTGTAAGGTATGCACTTGCGTAACCCGGGCAAGCTGGGTCGTATAAAGGATCTATTGTACATTGTTGGGTAAATTGTGCTGTAGCATACCCAGGACATGTCGGATCAAATAAAGGATCTGCTGTGCATTGTTGATTAAAAATCTGTGTTGCCATTGCAGTAGCATACCCAGGACATGCTGGGTCATACAAAGGATTATTATGACAAGGATTAGTAGAATATATTAATGAAAATTCTGATTGGTCAACATTAAATTCTGGACCATACCAACCTGCCCAAAATCCACTATCTTCTGCTTCTGCTGTTATATCAATGTTACCAAAGAATGATGGCGGCAAAAAACTATCTGGAAATAATTCTGTGCCTTCATGGGTTGTCCAATTATGTGAAAATCCATAGTCGTAACTATAAGATTGATATAATGTGCCATCTGCCTTATGCACATCAACAGTTATTTCCATTGGGTCAATGCCTGGTTGCTGTGTAAAAATATTAGCATTACCATTTTTGACTCTCCACTTATATGTGAAACCATCGACCTGGATACCTTGTTGTTGCAAAGCATTATTAATTGCAATTGAAGTGCCTAAAGCAGTTTGTCCATGACTCCATATGAATCCAGTATCATCAGGAAGTCTATTTGGATCAGGTCCACCAGACGTACCACCCCACCAACCAGTTCCATAGTTACCGGTCCATTTTTGAGCGCTAGGCTCTAATAAATCTGGTGTGGTCGTCTGGGCTTTTGTTCCACTATAAAAGCAAAAGCAAAATACCAAGACCAGCAGCGCCCATTGCAGCACCTTTAAGCGTGTCATTCCTTCTCTCTTCCTGTTCTAAATTTTCAGGCCTTAACTCTGGATTTTTCTTCCAAAGTGCTGCTGCCTCACTACCAATTTTTCCCATGAAAGGACAAGGTGTTCCTGCCATTTCCATAGCAGAAAATACTCTTGGGTCACCACACATTACAGATACAGCTGCGACCTTCATTCCCATATCATATAATGTCTTTGCGTTTTTCAATCTTTCGCAGTTTAAGTCTCTTACAGTTTGTCCTCCAGATATACCCAAAATTTGAGTTTGCACGGCACCCGATACACCGACTGTACATAAGTCGCTATTCGAACCCGAACCCAAAGATGGTGATATAGCAGAAGGTGGCGGTGACTTTACAGTAGTCTCCGCTTTAGTGTTAGAATTTACTGTTGAATTAGATGTAGATTCTGTTATGATTGGTTCAGCCATCACAGGCGAACACATGGTCATTATCCCGGCACTTAGCCCAGCAAGCAACAGAACCTGACACCAAGTCAGTATTCTTTTTAAGTTCATCAGTTCTCCCCTCGTTTTGAACTGTAGACAAGATCTTCTGTCTACAAGTATATTTATAAAAAATAGCAAATAATAAATAAATTATCGGTTGACAATACACACATACATTGATATAATCCTATTATCGAGTAAAAACAAAAGGACTTTCAATGAAGCGTACAATTAAATATATGCAACTTTCATTCAATTGTTTAGCATTTATTGCAATTATTTCATTTGTTCTCACTTTACATTTGTCTGAAGATAAAGCAGCAAGTATAACAGAACCTAAAATTGAAACAATTGAATTACCCCCGCTAGCGGATGTATCGATTGAACCTATTGAAGAATCTAAGGTTACCATTCAGAACAAAGAATATTTATCATTGCCTCCTGCAAAGATAGTCAAAGTTATCGATAAATTTTCTAACTTTGATAATCCTAAAGCAATAATTTTGTTAAACAAATATTCTGAGGAAGAGCTAAAATGTTTATCACTAAATGTATACCATGAAGCCCGAAACCAGTCTATCCTAGGACAAGAGGCGGTTGCATGGGTAACTTTAAATCGTGTTAATCATAAAGGATATCCTTCAAATATTTGTGATGTTGTAAAACAAGCAAAGTATTCAAAATGGTGGAAAGAAAAGCATGGCAAAGATGTTCCTATTAGAAACAAGTGTCATTTTTCTTGGTGGTGCGATGGTAAGAGTGATGAACCTTTTGAGCAAAAGCATTGGGAGATAGCAAAAAAGGTTGCCTACTACGTATCCTCAATCTATGGACATATCGATGATCCAACACAAGGAGCTATTATGTATCATGCTGACTATGTAAAACCTTACTGGCGTAAAGATTACCAAAGATTGACTGTAATTGATACACATATCTTTTATGGAGAACATATATAAATAAAAGTATGTTCAATTTTAATATGGAGTAGATTATGAAGATTTTGATTTTTGGTCTTCCCGGTTCCGGTAAAACAACATTAGCTAAACCTTTCGCTGAATTGATTGGCGGTATTCATATTAATGCTGATGTTGTAAGAACAAGTTACGATGATTGGGACTTTTCTCCTGAAGGTCGTATCAGACAAGCACAACGTATGAGACATTTAGCAGACGGAGTAGTGATGGCAGGTAAAATTGCTGTTGCCGATTTTGTTTGTCCTACAGAAAAAGCACGTGCTGAGTTCAATCCGGATTATACTATTTGGATGGATACTATTGAAGAGGGTAGGTTCGAAGATACTAATAAAATGTTTGTACCACCTGAGCATGTAGATTATAAAGTATCTAAGTGGTTTGACGATACTCATGTACAGTTAGTAGAAATTGTTTCTAACTACATGAAAAGAAATGATGGAAAAGGTTGAAAAGAAACGGCATCTCGCTAAAGCCGTAACGTGGCGAGTTATAGCTTCTACTACAACAGCATTAATTGCTTGGGCATTTGGATTACCTCCTAAAGCTATTGGAGGTGTTTTTGTAGCAGATTTAATAATTAAATTTATACTTTACTACGGACATGAAAGAATGTGGTATAGTTACATAAAATTTGGAGTAAAAAAACATGTTTGATTGGAAAAAACCAACTGTTCAAATGTTAGGAAGATGGCAACCTTGGCATAAAGGACATAGAGAATTATTTAAAAGATGCCATGCGATTTCTGGACAAGTTTGCATTATGATAAGAGATGTTCCAGTTGATACAGAAGCGAATGCTCGAGTCCCAGGTCAAGATGATAACCCATTTGATTTTAAAGAAATTGTTAAGCGTATTGCATTAGATTTAGTATCAGAAGGATATGAGTTAAACGTTGACTTTATTATTCAAAAGGTTCCTAATATTGTAGATATTTCCTATGGGCGTGGTGTTGGTTATACATTTACAGAACATGATTTAGGTTCAGAAATTCATAGCATCAGTGCAACAAAGATTAGACAACAAATGAGAGAAGATGGTGATATAGAATGAACCTAAAAGAATTGACATGGGAGAATCATAAAAATGCAGAAAGAAAACAATTTGCATCTCTCTTAATGTCTGGAAATATTTCACCTGAACTATATTTCAAATATTTAAGCAATCAATTTTTGATGTACTCTGTATTAGAACAAAAAGTTGATTTAGATGGTTTAGGTATTAGTGGTATTCGAAGGGCACCTAGTATTTTAGAAGATATGACTGAACTTCAAATGACTCACAAATTCATGTATGATGAGAATAACCATGCATGTTCTGTAACAAAGGATTATATCCAATATGTTGCAACAAAAACCTCTGCAGAACTCGTACCTCATATTTACGTAAGACATTTTGGTGATATGTATGGTGGTGCAATGATTAAGAAAAAGATCCCAGGGTCTGGTAAAATGTATGAGTTCGAAAATAAAGAAGAATTAAAAGAAAAAACAAGAGCAATATTAAACGATGATATGGCGGATGAGGCAAACAAATGTTTTGAATTTGCTATTCGTCTATTCGAGGAGTTGTTACCTAATGATACAAAGTAAAATATGGGATGCGTTACTAGGTCTGAAAAAACATTACATTGAAACACTTGACGATATCGCTACAGAATATCAAGAACCTGGATTAGAAAAATTTAACCATGCTGATGGCGGTTGGGTCAATAGGACATGGAAGAATGAAGATTTTAGACGTGCCCATGTTGATGTTGTAGACGCTCGAGAATCTAATAAACTATGGATGATGCATGTCTGCATCTTTCCTCAATATAGCAATGATGGTCCTATATATGGATTTGATGTTATTGCTGGTCCTAATAAAATGACAGGAGCCTTCCATGACTTTAGTCCTACAATTGATGAAGAAAATGAAATGCATATTTGGTTCAATAAAAAGACAGCCGAAATGCAATGGAAAAGAGAAAGAGAATTACCTGATTGGGCAAAAGAAATATTTTCTGAAGGAATGATGGCAGCTGGTATGGTTAAAGAACAACATGAAATTGACCAGGTTGTAAACTTTGCAAAAACATCACTAGATTATTATTCTAAAACCATAGGTAAAACCAATGGTAATCTTTCTGTTGAAATGGGACAAGGTGCCCAAAACAGATACGCACATTTTCAAAAGCAAAATCCTCATACACCACGAGTTATGAAATCTTTAGGCCTCGACCCAGAAGCGGTCGATGAGTTTCAAGAGAAATGTCTATTCCCAGAATTATAAATTTCTTATGTGAGCGCTGAGGTAAAATCAGCAAACAATAAAGGAGGTATATATGGACGCACTCACACTATGGATGGCGGTCGGATTCCTGTTCGCAGGATACGCTGTTATCGCCAACGATTCTGTACAAACCCTAGGTACTTGGATCGCATCAAACAACGAAAAATTTAACTGGAAAGTAATGTGGGGAGCAGCATCAGCTGTTCTACTATACACGCTTTGGTATGGTTGGTATATGAATGGTGGAGACATCAGTTATGGACGACTAAACAAAATTCCTTTCCAGGAGATACAATGGTACCATGCTATGGCACCAGCTCTACTATTAATACTTACAAGAATAGGTGTGCCAGTCAGCACATCTTTTTTAGTATTAAGCGCATTTGCTAGTACGTTTGTATTAGAAAAAATGCTAATGAAATCCATGATGGGTTATGCAGTAGCGGCAGTAGCTGCTTATGCTATTTGGATTGTAGTGAGTAAAATATTAGATGAAGCAAAACCTGTTAAAGAAGAACATAAAAACTATTGGCGTATAGCACAATGGGTTACCACAGGATTCTTATGGTTCACTTGGTTATCACATGATATGGCAAATATTGCTGTATTCTTGCCAAGACAAATACCTTGGGATTTGATGATTCTAATTAGTATCGTGTTTGTCGCTGGTCTGGCATTTATGTTCCGTGAAGGCGGAGGTAAAATTCAAAACATTGTATTAGAAAAGCATAATACTCGTTATGTTAGGTCAGCAACTATTGTTGACTTAGTATACTGGCTAATCCTTTTCTTCTTCAAAGAACTAAACGATATTCCAATGTCAACAACTTGGGTGTTCGTAGGTTTGCTTTGTGGTAGAGAATTAGCAATGGCAACAGTAACAGGCAAAGAGAAGTTCAAGACAGTGTTTCCACTTGTCGGTAGAGACTTCTTTAAAATGATGATTGGTCTGGGTGCATCAGTAGGTGTAGTTTTAGCAATCCATTACGTAATCGTACCTAACGGATTGTAAAAAACCGGTTGACAAACCCCAAGCAGTAATATACAATGTATTATGAATGAAGCAAAATACTTTAATAAAACATGGAAATGGATAAAAAATGACTGGTATTCCAATCGATTTAGATTCATTGTTGAACTTGCTGCTTGGGCTATTTCTATTGGGTGTAGCATTACGATGGCTCTTACCGTTCCTAATCCGCCTTTGCTGGTTCTTTATCCGGTATGGATCATTGGGTGCTGCATGTATGCTTGGGCTAGTTGGAGTCGCAAGTCTTTTGGCATGATTGCTAACTACTTACTGTTGATTACAATTGATACAGTAGGTCTTATTAGAATGTTAACTTAAAGGATATTTATTATGACTATGCATTTGGTTGGTCCTTATATGACTACAACTAATTATAAAAAACGTAAAGCAAAAAACAAAACAAAAAAGATGTTAGAAGCAGAAGCCAGACATAATAAATGGCTACGAAAAATGAATGCTCATCCAGAGCAAATAGCTGAAAACAAAAAGAAGAACGCTGGCAATCCTATTCGTTCTATTCCTGATTATAGATCTAGAGGTAATAGTATTCCTACAAGTGATGTTATTCCTGGAGGTAGCACTGCACCACAACAAAGGCTTGTGTATTCAGGAGAAAGAAAATTATTAGGAGTAGCCACTATGCACAAGAGCAATATGGTTCCTGTGTTTGATAGTAAAGATGCAAAAGATATTGCACAAATGAGGCGTAATTAATTTCAAAAAATGGTTGACATTTTAACGTGTTTATTGTATATTAATAAATACGTATTGCATTGATGAAACAAGTTGATGCTCTTCTGGACCCGGGGGCGGTACCCGGCGCCTCCACCATAAGCACTCGTAGATGAGATAATTGGATCACTGCTTGCGAGTGCTTTTGATGGGGGCGAAATAGGTTCGACAGGATAGAGAAGATGAGTGGAGATGCCGTGTAGGAGCTACGTTAACGCAACAAAAAAACTAAATGCAAACGACAATTTTGCATCTGAGGATTACGCTATCGCAGCGTAGTTACTCGGGGTATGGGTTCCACCTAGCAACAGAACGGGCCTCATTTTTTAGGAGATTCCCAAACATGAGTAATACAATTATAATTGATACACCGGTTGACTATACGTTGAATCCGGATTATGATGTTACTATTACATTTGACGGTGAACCTATACAATGTTCTAATATAGAAATATTGTCCAATACAAATATAGAATATGTGTATACAAACGATAATTCTGATTATGATATTGTATATAATTTTGATATAGATACGGAACAAAAATGACATCTACAGTAATATCAACATACCTACATGAAACATCAAAAGCAAAAGCAGACGTTGTTTTAGAAGGTGATTGTTATAAAATTAACTATTATGACGCTCGAGGAGAGCTATTTAAAACAGAACCATTTCCAGAAAAATCTGTCTGGTATGTAGAATCAGCTGCTGAGAATTGGGCATTAGGAATAAAACAACTCAATGGCTGAAATAAAATTAGAATTAAACTCAGAGAAAATCATGCGAGATATTTCTCATATGATTGACCAAGGTGTTTCTTACATAGACGCAATATGTGAATATGCATCACAAAATGAATTAGAAATTGAAGTTCTAGGAGAAATCATTCGAAGGTCACCAATCCTGAAAGCAAGAATTTACGAAGAAGCAGAAGACCTAAATTTGGTAGAAAAGACAGTAAGGTTACCTATATAAATGTCCTTATATTCAGATGCGGATGCGTTTGGTTTGTATACCTATTATGTCGCTGTGAAACAGCATTTCACAAGTGATTATGATTTCTTTAAATATGGTGGCAAACTACGCTTAAAACAAACAAGTTTTGATACACGCAAAGATAAGTTTTTCTTTTACAAATTGACAAAGAAGGAAGATGCAAAGAAAAGAATTCTAGCTAATTTGCTACACAATCCAAAAGTATGGATAGGTGATATAGCAGATAGCGAGAAATGTGAGCAGGTTTATACAGATTGGCTCACACGGCAACAACGACTTAGATATTCTTTTAAGTCGGATTTGTCTGAACTTGATGATGACTTTGATACCGAGTTCAAAGTAGTCGGAGGACAACATCCTCATGTTCTTAAACTATATCTTCAAAAGAGGATAGGTATTGAAACATTGGTTATCTTAGATGACCTTCTCGGGTGTTTTAAATATTGGGATAAAAAAGTTAGAGATAACATCGTATATCCCAATATAAATAATAGTGTCAGCAATTATCGACCTTTCCTATACGAGGAGAGTTTTGAGTTAGATAAATTCAAAAAGATTTTGCTTGACAAATACGAAAATATATTGTAACATACAACGCTATATAACGCATAAGGAGACATACAAATGACAACATCATTTTCAGCCCTCAAGAAGTCACGTTCATCTTCATTCGATAAGTTGAACCAGCAACTTCAAAAAATGAATACCCAAGGGGGAAGCAATTCAGAACAAGACGAATTTTGGAAACTAGAGGTAGACAAAGCTGGTAACGGCTATGCTGTGCTTCGTTTCCTTCCTGCTCCTAAGGGGGAAGATATGCCATTCGTTAGAATGTGGGACCATGGTTTTCAAGGTCCAGGTGGTTGGTATATCGAAAATTCATTGACAACTATTAATCAAGATGACCCAGTATCTGAATACAATAGCAAACTCTGGAACTCAGGCGTAGAGTCTGATAAGGATATTGCACGTAAGCAGAAGAGACGTCTTAATTATATTGCCAATGTCTACGTTGTCAAAGATCCTACCAATCCTCAGAACGAAGGCAAGGTCTTCAAGTATAAGTTTGGTAAGAAAATCTTTGATAAACTAAACGATGTTATGAATCCACAATTTGAAGATGAAAATCCAGCTAATCCGTTTGATTTCTGGGAAGGTGCGGATTTCAAATTGAAAGCACGTAATGTGGAAGGATATCGTAACTACGATAAGTCAGAGTTTTCACCTGTTGGTCAAATGACTAATCCAGATGGTGAGGATCTTTCTGACGAAGCATTAGAGAGTCTTTGGGAAACTCAATACTCTCTTCAGGATCTCGTTGCTCCTAAAAACTTCAAGACATATGATGAACTAAAAGCGAAGCTTTATAAGGTTCTTGCTCTTGATAGCAGTGACCACGCACCCCAGAACACTGCTGAGGACGATGAGGCGGAGATGAACTTTCAACCAAAGTTTAAGTCTCAAGAAGCCCCACAGCAACCTGAGGCGCCATCTCCATTAGAGTCTCGTTTTTCCGAAGAAAGCGATGATGATGCATTAGCAATGTTTAAATCACTTGCGAATGACGATTAATCTTTTTTAGGTGAGATTCGGAAATAGGGGCTTCATGCCCCTATTTTTTTATTA